TTCGTACCGCTTGGATGCCATCATCAACCCCCATGCGCGGGGCTACTCGAATGTTTAATCCAGCATCGGTTAAAACCTCTAGTCGGCTTTTCCCCGTCCCGAGTTCCCGCACTTGTACATCGTGAGGTAGGATTTGCTCGGCTTTGTCCCACCCATTATGCCTCAACCAATTTACATAATTGTCGAGTCCTACCCCGTTGTTCTCGTAAAAGTCGATCAGCCGGATTTCTGAACCCGCTATCTGAGCCACCCAAATCGCGGTTGAATCGCCCATTCCTAAGTCCCATGCACACACTGTCTTGCAAAGGTCATCACGGGGAAACTCTTGAATGTGGTTACTTTCATCCAAATCGTTCAACAGTTGACCGTAATAAGAACCCTCTACCGCTGCGGTAAACGAGCATTCAAACTCTTGAAGGTACTTATCGTCCCCCATTTCAATCCGAGCCGCCTTTAGTTCGGTCTCATTTAAGACTTGCGTTTGGGAGGCTTTGAACTCCAATAACCCCCACCCGTCCTCTGTTTCTGCCCGATCTCGTAGGTCTTTGAAATGATTGTGGCCCTTTGGAGTGCCGATAAACAAGCACCATCCGAGTCTGTCAGCCAATGCCGGTCGAATAATGTCAGTCCAAATCTTTGGGTTTTGGTCGCCAATCTCGTCAAGAATCACCCCGTCAAAGTATTGACCCCGTAGCGCCTCTGGATTGTCTGAGCCGTAAAGCTGGATTCGCCTTCCCCAGAAGTCAACCCTCAGTTCAGAGATATTCTGAGTCCCACCCAAAGGAGTGGAGTACTTAACCAGATAGTCCCAAGCCACCCGTTTTGCTTGTCCGTAGGTCGGAGCGATATAGGCGTATCGAGGCGCTTCCTTTTGGTTTAGGACAGCATCCTTAATAATGTGGTTTATCGCAGAGACAGTCTTGCCCATCCTTCGATGCGCCACCACGACTGTAAACCGCTTGCTGTCGATTAGGTCGTGAATTTGTGCTTGTTGGTCTCTTGGGGCGTAAGGAATGACTATTTCGCCCATGTGATCTTTAACTCAACAGGCTTATCGTTATCCCCAATATGCTCAGTTCTAGCAAGGTCAGGGACAAGTTTTGCCAATACGATCTGCGCTGATTTAATTTGCTGATTAGTCATTTCAACCTGACCAAGCGAATTATCATAAAGCCTACGCATTAGCAAAGAAGCTCTAATTCCATCTTTCCAGTTATCGCTTAAATTTACTTTGTTTTTACGAGCCGCCATAACATAACTCCACTTTGTGATATTTCATCTTTTCTGTAAAGACTTGTAATGCTTTATCATCAGATTTGATTATTTTCCAAAACATTGGAATTATGCTGTTGTATGTTGTTTCTGTAATCAAAGCGTGGAATATGAAATTTTTGTCTTTTGCCTTTGCAACAATCGACCCGCCGTTGTGCAGTCCAGCCTTAAACCATTCAGCAAACCTGTCAAAGAAAACATTTTCCGCTGGCAACTTAGACAGATACTGATAAAACGGAATCTGCTCTTTTTGCTTGCGATTGTTTCGTTCAACAAGTCTACGATCAAAGGCAGTCTGACCGCCAGGCATGATGTTGGTTAGGTTAGATAAGCCAATCTCAGCGATTAGATCGGTTTCATGGTCATATGCTGCTTGCTCATCGCAAAACAAAGCATTTTTTCTGCGCTGAATTTCAAATCCAAGCGACCATATGTGTTTGATTTTATTGCACTTTTTGGAGCATACCCCTTTTAGTGCATCTTTCTCATGTTGCTCAATTCTGTTGCCAGAACCTTTGCCTACATAGAATGTCTTTCCATCAATAGGATTGACTAATTCATACACATACCATTTATAGTGATTTGTCATTTTTACCAATTCCTTTCGGCCTGTTGGTCTTGTTAAGATAACTTTAGTTCACCATTTCGTCTTGGCTGCCCAAAATGCTGCGCTCATCTTACCCTTGGCAATGTTGTCAGCGTGTCTAGCCTTGAAAGACTTTCTACGGGCTTTATCAGCTTCGCTTTCGCCTTTCTTTGGTGGGCTACCTGTCACGCCTTGTTGACCAAAACGAATCAGTTTCACCTCGTCACCGCTTTTCGCAAGAACCGCATGGCTCTTGGTTGGGTGGTTAGGTGTTCTCTTGGGTTTGTTGTAACCAGAGAATGATTCGTTTCCTCGCTTCATGCTAGTTTCTCAACAGGGATAAAGACATTATCAGACCACACTCTCTCAGCGAAAAAGTAGCCCATTCGTTGAATCATTATAGCGATTTCAGCGTCATTCATGCCATTTTTGGCTAGTTTCTTCTGCTCAATAATGATAATCGGGCGGCTACGCATAATCGTATTTCTTGCCCCTCTGAGTGCGTTTTCCTCGAAACCTTCCACATCCAACTGGATTAGGTCAGGGCTGAGATTCAGGCTGTCAATGGTCATCATCGGGATACCCTCTTGGGTTTCCTCAATCTGGAGCGCACCAGCGTTAGCCTCGCCATCTCCCTCAACCATCTTACAAAAACCCTCTTTGTCCGAGAGTCCAGCTTTGTAAATCTCTACATTTTCGTTGCTGACATTTCGCTTAAAGCACTCAAAGTTAACATCGTCAGGCTCAAAAGTCACCACCTTGGAAAAAAGCTCGGCGTAAATCTTTGACCAAACCCCGCAGTTTCCACCTGCGTGAATCACCAGACCTCGGTGCGGAACCCATTTAACCAAATCAGGGATAGCTTGCATCTCAACAGGAATCCACTTCCAAGCCTCTACATCAGACTTAGGCCACCACCAGCCATCACGATTTTCGATTAAATCTTCCATTCCTCTTGCCTTTCATAACCTCTTGTAGAACCCCAAAATTGGGTAGCGAAACAATGCCCATTTCCCTCATATCTGTAACCAGAAAAATGGTCTCTAGTGAAATAGTGGGAAGGATAGATTGTCAGGGGATATTCGGTCTCGTGATAGACCTCAGTTATGTGCATCGGCCCTGTCTCAATCCATGCCCTATCTTTTAGGGTTTCTTTCTTTCTGAGGCGCTCAATACACTCACCAAAGAACGGATTTTCAGGAACAGACCCCATTACGCTGACATTTATTAGGCCAGGTCTACGGGTTTCCTGCTCCCAATGGGCAAAAGCATCAGGCTTTAGTAACCAATCTTCTAAAGGAGAAAGGCAGACAGAATCAGCGTCTAGCGTGATTCCACCTTCGTTATATAGGATTTCATACCGCATCAAGTCAGCCACTCCGCAGAGTTCTCGGCTTTCCTGAATGTGTTTGGCATTGAACCACTTATTCCCTCTGAGGGCATCGTTCCCCCAAATCTTGACCTCGTAGTCAGGATTGCGGGTTTTCCAAGTGTTTATGCAATGGTCTGGGCGCTTGGTTTCGTCACCAATCCAGACAAAGTGAAGTTTTTTAGGAATCACTTTTTAGCGGTTTTTGCAGCTTCTTTGAAGGCTTTAGCCGTGGGAGCGCCCTTAGAGCCGACTTTTCTCATCCGTTCAGGTGTTTTACCTGCGGCTTTCTGTTTCTCAATACGCTCACGCTTTGCGTGAATATTTGCGTATAGACCCTTCATTTTTTAGCCTTGTTCTTAGCTGTGCGCTGACCACGCATCGGCATCTTAGCCTCTGACATGGCGATGGCAATGGCTTGTTTTGGGTTGCTTACTTTCTGGCCTGAAGATGATTTCAGTTTGCCAGATTTGTATTCACCCATGACTTTGCCGATTTTCTTTTGTGCTTTATTCATCTTCAGACTCCGACATTACAGGGGCTTTTTCCCAACGGCGGCACACACGAAGGGAGTGACAAATAAATTCCAGCTTATGGCAGTAACCACGACCACCACCATCAGCGTCAAACTCGTCTTGAGGCACGACTTCCATCGCTTCTAGAGTGTCGGGTTGGTCATCGAAATATTCGCAGTTAGCACACAGGCGGCGCTTTGCTTGGTCAGGGGAAATGCGCCATACATTCGCCAAACCACGCCAGAATTCTGAGTTTGGAGCGTCAACCTTGACAGGGCCGAGCATCTGTGTCTCGACCAATGTGTCACGGGTTTTCTTGTTTGATTCGGTAGTCAGACCTTCGATAACGGGCTTTTCTGCCTCGATTTCTTCAATCTCGATTTTAATTTCGGCAGCAGGGGCCAATAGTCCAGCCATATAAGCCTTTCAGGGTTTTATCCCATTCTACAAAAAAAGAGGCAGTCCGTAAACCGCCTAAATGTTGGCAACTGCTCAGATTCCCAACGCTTAAATTTTAACCTCATCAGGCCACAAATCAAGCTCTATCAGTCTCTCAATCGTCTTTCTGTGGGCTTTTTCCCACATATCTATCCGCTCCTCTTTTGTGAGTTTTGAACCTTGGTCAAGGATAAAGTGGCATCGAATACAGAGAGCCGCTGTGTACTCATCGCTTGCCTTCACGCCTCGGCCTTTACCATGTATCAGACGATTAGAGTGAGCCGCTTGGGTTGAGCCTTCTAATCCGCAATGCTGACAAGCCAAAGACGCAACATTTTTCAAATGCTTCTTTGAACGGAAATATTTGAACTTAGGTATCATTTTTTACCCAAATAGATAAAGATTGAGCCGTATCACCAAAAGGAAGTTGTGCGATTTTCTGAGAAATGCGCTCTCTTTCTTTTTCTGCCACCAGCTTGGCAAAGTCATGCAGTTTTGCCATGATGATTGGCGCAACCAAACTGTCAGGCCAGCCAGCCTCTTTAGCCATCTCAATGATTTCATTTTGTGTCATGTGTTTCCTCTTGCTCGGATTGATTCAGCGCAGTTATCGGCAGTAGGCCAATCACTATCTTTTGCATATTCATCACAAATCTTTACACATGCCTCACGCTCTGCTTTGACAGCATCCTGAAGTTCTTTAATGTGGTCGTTTACTTTTTTGATTACTGGCGCATTTTTCTCAATGATTTCTTGGCGAACCTTGTCCTCTACCAGTTTTGCAAAGGCTTCCATAGCTTCCTCTTGCCCAACAAAAGTAAGAATTGGTGGTGAGCAATGAAGTTCGTTA